AGGGCACGGCGGAGGATGGCCGCGTCCGCGATCATGTCGGCGTGCTCTAGGCGGAAGGCCGCTTGGCCTGCGTCACTGACTAGGAGCGAGACGGTGGCCTCGGTCACCGGGCTGTTGACCTGGCGTAAGCGCTGGCTGACCGTCAGCTCGTCAGGGGCGATGCCATCGACTGCCAGCGAAAGCATGGCGGCGGCGATGTCTTGATGGGCTGGCTCGAAGAAGTCTGAAGGCTGGAGGTCGCCCGGTAGGTGGGCGGCTTCGCGTAGGAGGACGCCGAGCAGGTGGCGTTCCGCGGCGACGTTATTCGGCGGGATCATGGAAGAGAGGGTTGGGGTTTGTGGGCGTGGGTGCCCGTGGTCAAGATGCTTTGCGTAGGATGCGGTCGAGGTCGGCCTTGCGGTAGTAGGGGACGCTCCGAGGGTTGCGGAGGATGCGGACAGGGAGGGCCATGCCGTCGATGCGGTATTGCACGCCGCGGACGGTGCGCCGGTGCTTGTGCGCATACTCGGAGAGGGTGACCCATCCCTTGGGGGCCTTGAACTTGTCGAGGGCTTCAGCTGCGGCCTTGGCGGCGGGCCAAGACTTGAACCTGGGCGACAAGCGATAGATGAAGCGGCCTCGGCGGATGGTCTTCTGTTCGGCGTAGCCTGCCTTGACGATGCGGGCGAGCGGCAGTGAGACACCGGCCCGCGTCGTATAGCCTAGGAGGCGGACGACCTCCGTGGTCTTGTGCCAGCCTTCAGGTGTGTCGTCTGCGTTGATCGCGGCGACGAGGGCGTGGGCGTCGAAGCGCTTCATCGGGCCTTCGGGGTGAAGACCTTGAGGTCAGTTGTCCAGACCCAGCGGGAGCCGACGCGGTGCACGAGCCAGACCTTCCAGTCCTTGCCGTCGACCCAGCCGGCGGCGAAGCCTGACCCCCACCGGCTTGTCGCCAGTCTGTGCGACGCGTAGGCCATGGCGTCCTTCTGGCAGAGACAGCCAGCAGAGAACGCGGCGCCGCCTTCGGCCTTGGTCAGGTTGACCTGGGCAAGCGTGTGCGTGTGTCCGTGGATCAGAGCGCCTCCGCGGTCGGCGTAGTGCTTGCCCTGCTCGGCGGTGGCGTTCAGGCCGTGGGCGTAGCCGTGGATGAAGGCGACCTGACCGAGTCGGTATACGCCCTTCTCGGCGTGGTAGGGGAGGATGGTCTTGGCTCCGCAGCTCTTCGCGGCGGTCTTGATGCGGGCCTCGAGGTCGGCGCAGTAGTCACGGACCAGGGCGGAGCCGGAGGTATGCTGGAGGGCTTGGGCGCGGTGCTCGTGATTGCCCATCAGGTAGACGGTGGGCTTGGTGCGCTCAAGGAAGGCTTCGCCGGCCTCGATGTCGGAGATGAGGGACTCGGCGCCTTCGGCATCCTGCCCGGCCCCACGGCGCAGAGATCGGAAGTCAAAGCAGTCGCCGAGGTGGACGCGCACGGTCGGCTTGTAGTCCTTGATGAACTCGACCAGGGCCTCGACGGCGTTCTCGTCAGCCATGTCGCCGTGGTTGTCACCGAAGGCGACGAAGCGGGTAGGGGTGCTCATTAGCGGACGTTGATGTAAGGGATGGGCTTCCCGGCGTCGAAGGCCGCGAGCATCTCGTCACGGCGCTTGCGGGCGGTCTCGAGGTCGCTGGCGATGTTCTCGACGATGTCCTTGCCGCGGCGACGCAGGCGGAACCAATAGCAGTCGCCAAGCTTCTGGAGGTGGTGGTTCGGGTTCTCGGTCTTGATGAAGGCGGGGCGGTCGTTGCGCCCGGTGCGGGTATACTTCGGGCAAGCCAGCAGGAAGGCTACGCGGTCGGGGGACAGGCCGACCTTGTTCGCCCAGCGAAGCGTCTCGGGGTTCATAGTTTCCATGAGCGGGCGAGGTTGCGGCCTTCGGTCATGATCGCGTTACGCGAGGACGGCCTGAAGATATACTCCTGGTCGAACAGGTGGGACGCCCGTATCTCGGCGATGCTGTCCAGCTCTTCGTCGTTGGCCGGGCCGACCCCAGCGGTGGCGACGTAGATGGTGCGGACCTTCCAGCCCTTCTCCCAGAGGATGTCCTGGCAGACGCGCAGCTCGTTGACGTAGCGCCAGTCGGAGCAGACGACCGTCTCGGGGGAGGGTTGGTCGTGGTGCTTCATGACCGGGCACCAGTTGGCGAAGTGGCGGGCGAAGACGTCCCGATCCATGCGCCGGGCGAACTTGCCCGCGTGGACGAGGAAGTCGCGGTTATCCACCTTAAAGTCCTCTTTGAAGAAGTCCCCATCAAGGCCGAGATAATCCATGTAGTGGTTCGCGGCCTCCTTGAGGGCGTCAGCGAAGTTGATGTGCTCGGCGGGCCGCTGAGACCACTCAAGGATACCGGAGGCGAGCGTGTCCTTGCCCGCCCTGGCGTAGCCTGCAATCAGGACGAGCGTCGGGGCGGACATCGGCGTGGGTGCTTCGTCAGTCACGGGATTAGAAGGGGACGCCTTCGGGGGGCAGCGGCTCTTCGGGGGCGGTCGGCTTCTGGGAGCCGCGCGGGTAAGTCATCTTATACTTATACTGAGGTTTCCCCTGCCACTCGCCGTTGGCCTCGACCTCGACGCCGACAAGGATGGTCTGACCGCAGGCGGGCTCGAGATACTGCATATATTCGGCAGGGGTCGCGTCCAAGCGGATCTCGTTGGTATACTTGCCGGAGAACTTGCCGACGAGCATGGCGAGGGCCTTGCCGTATTTGCTGGAGAAGTTTTTGGACAGGCAGAAGCCCTTGTCGTCGACGAAGAACAGGCGGCAGGACGTGGTGCCGTCCTCCCACTGTTTGACCTTCTCGAACTTGGGCTTGATGAGTTTCAGCTTATAGGTGCCGTTCGTGCTGATGGACGTGAGCGGGGGGCGGTCGTTTTCGGTGGTCATGGTGTTAGGCGAAGTTGATGTTAGTCGCGGCGCTGGGCTTGGCGGCGATGTCGATGGTGGTGATCTCGGTCTGGTAGCCGGGCCAGTTGCCCGAGGCCGTGCATTCCTTATACAGGGTCAGCGCTCGCTCGAAGTCGAAGGCGGCGCCGGTCATCAGTTCCGGCCCCAGCTCATAGACCGCGTGGGCGTAGGGCGGCTCCTTCTCGACGGCGATGAAGCGGAAGCCGAGCACCCGGCACTTGTAGGCGGACTCGACGGCGTGCCGGTAGAAGTAAGCCTGGAGGGCATACTTGTATTTACGGACGGACTGAAGGAAGCCGTGCGGACTGGCATCCTCACAGGTCTTCAGATCGTAAATGTAGCCGTCGTCGGAGATGCCGTCGATGGCGCACTTGACCAGGGTATCGCCGAGGAAGGCGGTGAACATGACCTCGGTCTTCGTCAGGACGATGCCATTCTGCTTCATGCAGGCCGCAGCGGAGTTGGCCACGGCGTCGACGAGGGCTCCCTCTTCGGCGGTCAGGATGGCCTTGCCTTCGTTGGCGGTGACGAACTCGGCCCACTCGGCCTTGCCTTCCTTCGTGCGCTTGTCCACGTCCGGGGCGATGGCGTGCGTGGCGTTGTAGGCGTCGAGGCCCTCAAGGGCCAGCTTGTGGACGGCGGTGCCTACGCGCAGGGCTTTGGAGTCCTCGCGGGTGCGGGCAAGGTAAGCCTGGTAGTGGGCGGGGGACTTGAGCAGTTCCTTCGCGCCGGATTGGTTGAGCGCTTGGATGCCGTCATAGATGACGCGTTCGGTGATGAGGTCGGGCATGGGTGTGTTATTGGGTGTTGGTGGGAAAGGTCAGAGAAGGGCCATGATGGCGTCGGCCTGATCGGGGCGACGGCGCTGGATGGCGGTCACGCACATGGTCGAGCCCACGGCGAAGCGGGAGCAGGCGACCGGGCGGTTGGCGTAGGTCTTGCATTTGCCGGAGCCGGAGAGGTGCGGGCATCGGGACGGCAGTTCGGCGAAGGTGCGTCCGACGATCATGAAGACCTCGCCGCGGGCGGCGTAGAACTCGGTCGTGGTCGGGGACGCGTCGATGGGCAGGAGGATGCTTTCACAGCACGCACCCTTGCAGAGTTCACAGGCTGTCATCTTCGGGGCTGGCTTCTTCGACGCTGGCGGAGATGCGGCGCACGTCTTCGAGGGCGGACTCGGCGGCGTTCTCCATGGCCTCGAGGGTATTCCGCAGGACGCGCAGCTGGACGACGAGGACGTGGACGCGGTCATGGAGCGGCTTGACCTGGGCGGCTTCGTCAGCGGTGTCGATGTGATCGGTGAAGACTTGGAGCTCGGTGATGGCCGAGCGGTTGAGGTCGGAGAGCGTGATGATGTCGGCGTCGTGCTGTTCATAACGTCCGGCGATGTGCTGGACGGTGGCGAGCGAGCCCGTGATGTTCTCGACGAGGCGCTTGATGTTTTCGCGGTTGGTCATGAGCGAGTCGGCGTGAAGGTAAGTTCCTTTATCTCCCCATTAGGGGCAAGCGTAAAGAAGCGGACGTTGGAGCGGGACAGGGACGGGTAGGTCTTGCGCTTCCACGCGTTGAGGTCGGTCAGGAAGTCGGCGTGCTTGCGGGCTGTGAACTCAACGTACGGGAAGCCGTCTAGAAAGAGCAGTAGGGCGTACTGCTTCGGGACGGTCGTGGCGATCCGTTCGATGCCCTTGGGGACTTCGGCCATCAGAGTTGCCCGGTCTTGGCGCGGTTCCACTTGGCGATGGTGGCGATGCAGCAGGCCTTCGAGATGGCGTCGAACTGGCAGAGCTCAGACTGCATGATGTCATCGAGGACGCGGGCGAGTTCGTTGCCAGCGTAGCGCATCTCGGAGATGGTCTTGGCCTGAGCCTCGGCGCGGGCTTCGGCAGCCGACGCGAGGTTCTGGTTGTGGAGGTGACGCATGGCGGCGTTCACCGGGTCGAAGGGGTCGAAGGGCTTAGGGTCGCTCATTTGGTCAGGGGGCGAGGGGGGAGATTGAAGTTAGTCGCGGTAGCGGCGACCTGAGACTTGAAGGATGCGGTGGCGCCGTCATCGTCGAGGTCGACCGAGATGCCGCAGGCGGTCTGGATGGACTGCCGGCGGATGTAGGTGATGGCCCCACCGATTTGCTGGGCGGTCAGTCCCTCGGCCTTGACCAGGAGCGTGCCGAACTCGAAGCGTTCGCCGGAGCTGTGGAGGAAGGCGGTGGACACGCCGACCTTGCCCTCCTGGCTGACGAGCGTCTGGATCAGAGCGAGGTCGTGGTCGAGCAGCACCGGCTTGATGGCGTCGAGCAGCGCGTCGAGGGAGACGTACTTGGCCTTGAAGGCCGGGTTGATCTTGTTGGCCTTCACGTTGTCCAGGGCGGCGAGCGCTTGGACGAGGGAGGCGGTGGCGGAGGATGTGGGCTGTTTGCTCATGGTGGAGATTATTTGGAGGCGTCGGCCTTGGTGACTTCACCGGCCTTGATGGTGGCCTCGATGTCGGCGAGGGACATCCGCGTGTAGTCGGGGACGAAGAGGTTGTAATAGGTCACGCCGTTGCGGACGGTCGGGGTCAGGAGGCGGGCGACCTTCTGATCGGGTAATACGATGTATGACGAGTCCGCGATGATGCGGTATTCAGTCGGAAGTTTGGAGTCTTTCTTCATGGGGAGATTAGTTGATGACGCCGCGGGTGGCGGAGTCGAAGATGAGCAGGGCGTCGGCGTTCCAGAGGGTGACGTCGACGGTGGGGTAGAGTTCTGCGGCCCGGGCCTTCAGCTTGTTCTTCCACTGGGTCGTGGTCAGGTCGCCCTTGGTGCCACAGGTGTGCGTCTTCTGCCAGATGGCCGGGCGGATGCGGTGAATCTTCCAGCCCATGGCGACGGCGGCGCCGTAGAGAACGCCCGTGTTCCACATCAGTTTGCCGATGGCGGAGCCGGGGATGTTCTTGCCGGCGAAGAGCGGAGGTTCCTCGAGGTAGAGGCTTACGTCCTTGGCCTTGCAGCTGAGATCGGCGAGGAGTTGGCAGACCTCGATGTCTGAGGCGGGCATCTTAGCGCACTCGACGGGGTCGCCGTTGACCGACCAGACGATGCCCCCGTTCACGCCAGGGTCGATTGCTACGATGAGGTGGGCCACGGGGAAAGACCCTTTATCGTGGCTGACGGGAGGACAAGCGGAAAAGGTTGGCGACGCGGAGGGCGTAGTCGTTCGGGGCGAACTTGCGGGCCACGGCCCCGGACCAGCCGACGTTCCAGACCAGGGCGATCTGTTCGGGTGTCGGGGATAGGATGCCGATGCGCTTAAAGTTTGCCCTGATCCAGCGGAGGTGGCTGGCCGCGATCATGTCCTGGGCGGTCGCGTCGCGCCACTTGGACCACGGGAAGCGGTAGTGGCCTTCGGCCTTGAGGCGGTCCTCGGCGTCCTTCCAGGCGTCCCGCCCGACCTGATACATCCCGCGTTCGCCGGCCTTGCCGACGGCTTTGCGGTTCATGCCGGACTCGACCATGGCGATGCATTCGAGGAGGGTGGCCTCAGCTGCGGCGGCGGCGTTGAAGCCGAGGAGCAGCAGGGCGACGATGGAGAAGGGGCGCATGGGCTTATGCACGGGGCTTGCCCTCCTTGGCGGCGTTCGACCAGTCATCGACGAGTTTCTGGCTGTCCGTGAACCTATCGTTGATGCCGTGAACATTGATTTTAACAGCCATCGCATACCCTGCCTTGGTCAGCCGCTCGACCTGTTGCAGTAGTTTATGGTATTCATCAAATGAAACAATGTCTCCCAGCAAAGGAGTCAGCCGCTCGACCTCGGCCTTGAGGCGGGCGTTCTCGGCAATAGTATCATCGAACAATGCTCGGTTGAACTGTGCGTGTAGTTCACTCACATCGACACGGAGGCTTGCCAGACGATACCGCTCG